CATTAAAACAAATTTCTTCATACTTTCCCCAACGTGTAACGTTTTTTAGGTTTCCAATTATCGAATGCTCCATTCATGGACTTGATAAAGTTCTTACCCATTTCTTCACTTGTCATTTGATTCTCTTTACAGAACTCAGCACCTAAAGCACCAAGTCTTTTTCTTTCTTCTCTACCTAAATCATAAAATTCACGTAGACTTACGGCGGCATCTTCAGGATTACATCTATCATCCCAAATATAAGGTGTCATTGGTGAACCCTGTAGTGATATTGAAGCTGGATAAACTGGCTTTACCCACTCACCATGAGTCTTGTATTTACCTCTATGGTTAGTACCGAGTTCAATATAATCTTCAGCAGTTAATAACTCTCCGTCATCACCTCGAAATCCACATTGATCTTGTAGTCCACCAGTTACATTCACGATAATCGGTGTACCAACCGTAAGAGCTTCAGCACTACCTAATCCAAATCCTTCATTGGATGCTAAATTAACATAAACATCAGACGAATTAAATAATAAATTCATCGCTTCGTCACTAAATGGTCCACTTTTATCATAAGTAAAACATATATCATAATCGGGGCACAAATGCTTATGAACTCTTGGTAAATCAGTTCCATTATCATCTACTGGAGCACAATGAAATATCAATACACATTCATCTCGTTGTTCTGGAGTTAATCCATCCATAAAGTATTTATAAGCCAATAATACATCATTTGGCTGTTTCCTACGAATATTTCGATTACTGTAGAGTATTTTATATTTCTTATCCAATATGCCAAACTTTTCATCAAAATCCATTAATTTGACATCATCATCTTGAACTTTGTAAAATCTCCGTGGCGATATGCCGTGTGGTACAAATGTAGTTTGCCAATCTTCATACTCAGGTAATAAACGATTATTAATACCATAAGTTTGTTTTGATATCCCCATTAACAAATCACTACTTTTGTAATAATTTGTATTGTATTGTGGATCTGGTAAATCATCCCAAATATTATAATAAAAGATAGGAATATTTCTACGAATTTCTGCTTCCATATTATAGAACCAAATCCAAAATCGTGGATCAGTATAATGAAGAATAGCATCGGGTTTCTCTACCGCAAGTATTTCTCTTAATATATCTTCATTACCATAACCATCTACGGGATATATTTTCAAATATCCATCTTTAATCCCAAACTCATCAAGACCTTTAGACATATCAACAACCTTACCTTGTTCAGGATGTTTGATTGCACCGCCTATTTGAATCCAATCATATTCATTTAGTGTTTCCATGACTATATCTTTAGACACGGTAGCTACACCACTATGCATCCGTAAATCATCGGACATTAATAGAATTTTCTTTTTAGCCATTTAAAACCTCTTTAGATCCTGTATTACCTTTAAAGTATTTTTGCAATACATTTAATTTTTCATCATAGTTAGCAATAACTTGTAATTCCTTTTCAATAGTCTCTACTATATCTGGATGTTCTGCTACCCCTACTTGATTTTCAAGTAAATTTTCCACATTGATTTTATGTTTTTCAATTTGAGCTCTAAAATACAACTCACTAACTTTAATTAAATCTTCTCGATAATTCATTAAAATCGACTCCCACTAGCATATAGTTTATCATAGTTTTCTATTTGCTCTTTAACTATTACGTTGTTTAAATATTGGTGAACTGATCTATTAACTAGTTTTTGTAAATTCATTGAAGAATTAACAGTTTTGAATTTAAATTGTTCGTATAGTGTTTTTATTATTTTAACGGATGTTAATTTTGTTTCATGCTTCATAACCTTACCACTTTTGTATATATATAAATATAAAACATTAATCAATAACAAGTGTTTTTTTTCCAAATTTCTTAGCATAATTTATTGTAGACATAGAACCTTTTGAATCAATTCCCCTTGGTATGAATGCCACGACATATTCTGAATAGATAGCAATTATTTTATTACGAGCAAAAAAGTTTTTCACACTATATGGTCTACCATAATCTTTTTGATTCTTTGGGCAATATAAATTCCAATTTTCATGTTGTGGTGGGAACTCTTGATATTGTAATCCCAATTCTAAAGCATACTTCTTAGCATAATAGTCAGCGCCTGTTTTACATCCACCACTAACTATAATTGTATCCGAACCCTTTTCTTGTTTTAACTTGAATATGAATTCTTTAATCTTTCTTCGGTTTTCGTATTTACGACTACCGACAATACCTACTTTTAAAGTTTCTTGCCCCATTTACAATGCTCCGTATTATAAAATTCACAGAATGTACAGGCTTTACCTGGTGACGCATTATACTCTCTATTAGTTTTATGATTTCCTTCTTCATCATAGATAGCTTCACGAAATTCTGTGAATGCTTTCATTGTTTTATTAATACTTGGTCTACCATTTGATGGTTCAAATCTCTGTAGTCTACTGATTGGAAAGTCACTTTGTTTTGCTATCTTTCTCTTTAGTATCAAGAATTCTACCGTTATCTTATCCAAAGGTACATTGAATTTCTCCGAATAGAATTGTTTGTAAAGTAATAATTGTGCTTTCTTATAGAAGTTTTTCTTATGAAAATCTGTCCAACTTCTGGTGGATGTTTTCAAATCAATGATAGTAATTCTACCTGATATTTTGTTTCGTATGACTACATCAAGATAACTCTTTAACTCAACATTCTTTTGTAGCTCCATAGTTATTGGTAATTCAATCCCAACTAACTCATAGTTCTTTTTCATGAAATACTTACCACGATGTTTTCTAAAGTGTTCAATTATAGCCATTCCATCTTGATAAAACTCAATCATATCATCTTGACTACAAGGTAAAGTTTCTTGATTTCCTTTTATCTCTGTAAACTCCTTCATCATCTCGGTTTTCAACATACCATTTAAATCAAGTGATTCAGCCGCAATAATAGACTTATCATACATCTCTGTTAAATAAGTTTGAATTGTGGTGTGCATAGCAGTTCCAAATAACGTGTGTATATTGCCCGTGAATGTACCTAATTTGTCTATATAACGTAGTTTCCACTTTAGGTTACATTCATTATAGGATACAAACTGTGAATGTGATACGTGTCCCATTATATTATCTCGTCAACTATTCCATATTGTAAACACGTCTGAGCATCCCACATCAAGTCATGTTTTAATATTTCATCTAGTTTCTTCATTGGTAATTTAGTATATTTTTTATAAATGTCTTTTATGGTTTTCATCATCAAATCAAGATTTTCTTTTTCATCTTCAAAATTAGAATATGTTCCCCAAAAGTTACTACTTAACTGATGAATCATCATATAAGAATTTCTACTCATAAATCGTTTCTCACCAACTACAGTTAAAAAAGTAGCAGCACTTGCTGAAAATCCATCCACGTAAGTATGAACTGGAACTTGTGTTCTTAATATCGTATCCATAGAAGCAATACCACTTACAATACTTCCACCACCCGAATTAATAAACAACTTTATTGACGGTGGTAATATACCAAGAGTTTTTGATAAAGTCAAGCTTTTACTTTCCATCTCCCCAATTTTTTTATTTAATTCGACACAACTATTACGATTAACGCCAGAATAAAAATAAATCTTATTATCCTGTACTGATATGTGTTTTTCATTATTATCACCATTTGTCGTATTAACTGATTGTTTCTTTTCACCCCAATGTCTTTCCATTATTTGCCCCACTTTCCATTTTTTACGATTGTTGCCATAATTCCATAGTTGGATACATCAAGAAATGCATCTTCCATTGGTTCACCTTCTACTGCATTTTTACGACCACTCATTAAAAGAGTTTTTAGTCGCTGTATCTTATCATTCATTCTGAACCATAAACCAGTCAATGATAAGTGTATCTCATCGTCTGTAATTAATTGCGTACCAACTGAAATATTACCTGGACCATAATCGTGTTGTTTGTGGCAGAATAATTCGTATTGTTCTCTCTGTAACCTTTTAAACTCTTTGGTCATCTCAGGCCATTCTTGTTCCATCATTGTTACAATATCACCGTGGCCACCTGTTAAATAAGAATTTAATTCTTTTTGTTTTTTTATTACATCTCGTGTAATTGAAGATGAATGTGTATCACTCCATTCCACCTTAGAATTTGTGTCTTTTCTCTCAATATCTTCTGATGGATCAACTAATTGTGTTTCTAGTTCTCTTTCTTTTATGTTCATAACTTTTCCTATTTTATGATTAAATGTGATAATTGTATTGCTATAATAACAACTGATAAAATTAAGCTGATTACGGTTCTGGTATCAGGTACTTCATGTAAAACCAAATAAGTCAATACGGTAAATACTATTGTTGCCATACCAAATCCAATTGGCCTAACATACCAAAAGTTTTGAAAATACTCATAATACCATTTAGTCCCATACCAAAAAGCAATACTAATCGGTATACCACCAAATACAACCCACCACATAGACTTAGCCCATTCATATTTAAATTGACCTTGCATATGAAACCAAGCCCATATGTGACCTAATAACGATATACCCAAAGCCATCCATAATTTACTCATCTAATTTTCATCTTCTTTATTTCCTTATCGGATTTACCATATTTTTTCACTAACAATATCAATTCTTCTTTTGTCATCAAATCATAATATTCAGCAGCCTGATATTTACTTATTTCAAAATACTTCATGATAAAAGGAACAACTAAATCATTTGTCCTTTCTTTCTTACCACTCATATACTTCAAGTAAGTCTTTTTCTTCGGTAGTAAATTACAATAAAATTGATACACGGCTTTATGTGGCATAACTTCTATCGTGTACTTCTGAAAGTGATTTACGAAAGGTAAAAAATCTTCACCCATACTCAAATAACGATTTACCATAAATGGACTAAACTTCTTTTTGTCGGCATCCGAAAAGGAATCCCAATCTCGTTTACCGACAAATAGTTCGTTAATCCAACTAAATAAGTTCATTTATCTCATTTAATGGTAGTATCTCACCACAGTTTCCACAATTAAACACTTGAACTGGTGCTATAACTTCTTCACCAGTCGGTGACATAATTGCAGATATTTTCTTTATAACATAACCTTGAATGAAAATCTTATTATTACATTCTAAACAAGTCATAGTTTCGGCTTTTTCCAAATCTATCTGAACTTGTTGTTTTGGTATTGGTTTCATTGGTTTTGTACTCATTGTAATTTCCCTAATATGCTTGATACAGCAGCAATAAAGTTAATTTCCTTATCCACTACTAATACGTCTTGATAGGCACCCCTTGATATTTCTGCTATAACATCAGGTATCTTATCACTTGTTATGTTTTCAACTTCATCATAGAGAAATCTGAATAATTCTGTGTAGTCACTAAAACCACTATCGGCAATCAATTTACGGATTGTTCTGATATCAGAATTATTTTGAATCATCTCTAAGAACTGAAGTTTAAACTCATTATGTAACATTCCATCTTTGTCAATCTTCAACTTACCATCAATTGACATTCGTTGTAACTCGTTGATTACCCTTCGTAAATCAGGATAACCAGCAGTTACCACGAGTGCCAAATCATCCAAGTCAAAAGATATGTTCTCTTGTTCTAAGATAGTCTTAGCGTGTAGAGCAACTTCTTTCTTACTTGGTGGTATTATCTTGTAACTTTGACAACGACTCTGTATGGGATCAATAATCTTTTCTACATAATTACAAGTCAAGATAAACCGACAATGAGCAGAAAAGGTTTCCATTAGATTACGTAGAGCAGGTTGAGCAGAATTTACATTTAAGTAATCGGCTTCATCAAGAATAACTATTTTCATTGGCTTGAAACCAATTGAAGAAGCAAATGTCTTCAATTTGTCTCGAACCAAATCTATGTTTCTTTCATCCGATGCATTAATATATAAATAATCACACTCAACGTGATTAACAATAATCTTAGCAAGTGTGGTCTTTCCGCCACCAGCTCTACCATATAGAAGTAAATGTGGGACATTTCCATCATTTAAGAACCTCTCTACTTTTGATTTAAGATGTTCATTACCAACATATGTTGATAAATCTTGTGGTCTGTATTTCTCAACCCATAATCCATGTGATTCCATATTAAACCTGTTGTGAAACTAACCAATACTTAACATTGAAGTCATCAACATTAAACTCGATATGAGCCAAACCTTTATCACTAATCTGAAGTGTTGCTTTAGAACACTCTTTATTAACACTTAAAAGTTCTTTAAACAGATTAGCATTAAAGACAATCGAATCTGTCATATTAACAGCACCACTTTGTGCCTTAATAGTAATACGATTTGAATTTATATCACTATATCCAATTACAAACTCAACTCCACCATCTACAGGATTAATAGCAAATGTGTCAACATCAGCCAAAGCACCTTTACCACGAATGAATGAATTGATAAACTGACTATCGATATTCACAAGTGTAGTAAATTCAGGTATGTTCTTTAATTCAGGTACATCTGGTATTACACCAATGGCAGCCAAGACATAATCAGATGTCATTATTGAATCCGATATTTTAAAGGCAACTGGTGTATTATCAACTTCAGTTAAACTGAAATCAACCTTGTCGGCTAAAGTACCTAGCATTTTTGACAACAATGGTGTATCATAAACACCAACTTCAAACTCTGGTAAAGCTTGTTTTACCAAAGTTAATTCACCCAATAGACTTTTATCTGGTGAAATAAATCTAGTGGACAATGTATCTCCACTTGATTCCCATTTGACAGAATTTACATTTCCGCCAAGATTGTATTTTTGGATAAATGTATCCAATACTATTTTATTCATTATTATGACTCCTATTATGTGTTAATATACGAATTTTTTTCATTAAAGTCAAGTTAAAAAAACCTTTCAATTGAAGTTTTTTTATCAATGGGCATATCCCACTTCATACTCTCATAGAATAACTCTATTTTCTTCTTTAGGGCTTTATCAAATAACTTATCCCTATCTATATATTGAGCAACGAAATCCATAATCTCTTTAGGATCATCATAACCCTTGTAAGCAATAGCATCGATATTAAATGGATTGTCTTTCAGATATACCCATTTGATTTTACTACTATTTCTAATCTGTTCGTGATTATTGACTTTAAAATGTTTTAATAAATCATTATAGATAACTGATGCCTTAACGTGAACTGGTGCACCCTTTTCCATCTCGGTAAACATAGACTTACCACCAAAACCATGTTTTGTCTTTTTCTTAGTGTACTTCTTTATACCCTTGACACCACTTGGTAAAGATATGTTTGTAATATCGTGGTCATTTAGACTCTTTTTAAAATCCAAAATAAACTCATCAATTCTTTCCTTATCTACTTTAGCCAATATGGCTTTCAATACCTTTGTCATGAAATCACGAAATGCTGGTGGGAATGAACTTCTGACGATATCCAATCCCTTAACATCAAGTTTCTCACATGGAACACCACCATCATTAATAATCCATTGACCATATCGTTTTTTAGTAACCCAAAAGGCACTCTTGGCAATCATCTCTTGTTTAATCTCAAATCGGTGGCCATCTTGTATGTTCAAAAAGTTATTAGCAAAGTAATCGTATGATTTATTAATATATGTTTGAACCTCTGAAGCGATATCAAGAATTTGTTCGGTCATAAACTTCTCATCTTTAACATCAGCATTTGGAAATCTATCCTTAACTAATGGTAAAGCACTATAGAATACCGAATCCGTATCCGTGTAGATACAATAGTCTTTATCGGTTTTTAATATTTTGTTGTAGTAACTATTGGTAACCTTCTCTGTAAACTGAATTAACTTAACACCAGTAGTCGTTGTACCCTCGGCATTGTCTATATCATAAAATCTAAAGACAGTTAAACCCAAGACACCATATAAACTATTAAGCAAAATCTTCTGAACGTGCTGTCGTCTGTTGAAATGGCTACTTAATTCTTCATCACCCTCTTTACCATACTTTTTAGACAATGCTCTATATTCAACTCTTTCATTAAACCACTTCTCCAAGATAGCCGGTATAACACCTTTCTTGGATAAATCATATATGACTCCATTGGAAGATATTGAAACATTATTCTTATTGAAAAAATCTTTCAACTCACCATTACTGAATCGTCTAATTACCTTACCATTTTTTTCAACCGAATACGTCTTTGTTGTACCCTTAATGAACTCTTCAGCATCCCAACCATTTAGTTTTCCTATCTTGGTTTCGGGTGACATATTCAAACTCATAATGATACTCGGATACATAGAAGTTAAATCCAAGTCAAACACCCAATCATAACAACCAGGTTCAGGACTCTTCACGTAAGCACCACTAAACCTACCATCAGAACCATCATAACTAACATCATAAGCTTTACTCGGAGCGACTAAATTTAAACTTTTTAAATAAACTAACATCGCACCTTCAATATAACGAGAACTGAAATAAACCTCTTCATAAGGTATCCTACCTAAATGACATACACCTTTTGCCAAGTCAATTAATTTTAGTTTGTCATCAAGAGCCTTGACAATCTTAACATCATTCAAGTTATACTCAATAAACTTATCGATGTCATCTCTGTATAAATCATCTAATGTGCCTTCATACTCAACCTTACCAATTCCAACTTCAATAGTTCCGATATGGTCTAATCTATAACTTGATTGTTGAGTATAGGTGAACTTTTTGTATAAATCCATATAATCTAAAGCACTAATTCCAGCAATACGATACATCTTTTTGTTTGGATTGTACTTTACAATTTGAATAGGTGATAGAGCATTGGCAAATTCTTCACCCAAGACTTTAGATATTCTATTATATAAATAAGGTACATCAAACCCATTTATGTTCCAACCAGTAATTACGGTTGGTTTGACACTCATCCAATATCGTAAAATACCTTTTAATAACTCAGACTCGGATTTGAAGAATTGAATATCAACATCATCCTTGATATTATTTTTACCTTCACCTAAAACATAAACTACATACTTTTCATCATGTTTAGTATAAAATGCTACTGAAGTAATTTTGTTATTGGCTTTTGCTGGTTCAGGAAAACCATCCGTTACTTCTACTTCAATGTCAAAGAATAATTCCCTATGGTCTTTAGATGGCTCATCTGAATCTGAATATCTATCTAAAAGTATTCGTGTGTCTAATGGTATATCTGACTCAAATACTCTGCCTGTTTTAAAATCTTCTTCTGTCCAATAAGTTACTTTCTTTAACTTATCTCCGTAAATAGAACGATATTGACCACCACCGTCTTTTACGTAAGCATAATTCTTAAATATAAAATTTTGATAACCAGCGACATCATCCCATAGATGAACTTCAACTTGATTACCACCTCTCTTTTCACACCAAATATTTTGATACATTTAGATTATAACATCCCCATTTCCGATACCTTAATATACAACTAAAACCCTATATAAGTCAAGGGTTTTTTTAGCAAAACGGGGGATATATTTCAATCCCCCTGATTTTACATTTTAGAAATAAACAGATAGTCCTACGTTGTAGTATCTTGGCGTACCCAAGAATACTTCAGCGTTATGAGCTAAGTGAAGTTTATCACCATACCCATTGTACTGACTATTGTCAACTGCGTCTTGAACATAAACACCATCAAGAGCATTAAAAACATGACCACTAATCGTCATATCATACCCACCAATTGATGGCAGTTTGTATGATAGATGTAGGTCAAGCTTTGAATAGCCAGGAGCTTTCCAAACTTGAGCTTCATCGGCA